TCTTCTTCATCTTCTACTTCTTCTTCCTTTTTCTTCTTACTTTTCTTTGCAGATGATTTTTTCTCAGCAACTTTCTTTTTGGTATCCCATTGTGAATCATCTATATCTTCTTCGTCCTCTGCAACATCAGGATCTTCCTGAGATTCTTTATACTCTTCAATAGTTTCATCATCCATATTAAACAGGATAGTCTCAAGTTGATCATAAGAAAGTACATTCAAAATGTTATCCAGATTGTGGGCTTCTTTAAGAATATTTTCAGGATATGCTTTCTTTCTTGTGATATAATCAATACGAGATGCCTTCAGAAAAGCTTTAGTAAATCCGGGGGCAGTCGTTTTATCAAAACGAACTCTGAGAGAAAAACCATCTTTTAAATCAGAAAAATCCCCATATTCTTCAAAAATAAGATCATCTGCCATGTCCTTGTTTAATAAATCCCCAAACAGAAAAGGACTCATATCAAACAATTTGACTCCATCTTTAGGATTTTTAACATCGATGACATTATAAACTTCTTTTTCTTTGGCTTTAAAAGGTTTGAGATCATCTTCACTGTACCCACGTTTAATCATTTTGGTATAGTAGTTACAGATCGGACATTTCTGACCAATAGATCTCAAACAAACATACGGTTTAATTTTGTCATTGATGGTAAGAAAGTGAAGTTTGTATGGTCGTCTGAACCAAAGATCACCAACTTCCAAATCTTCAGGATGATTAGGATCTGTCACTTCATAAGGAATGACATCAAACAGTACAGTAGCAGCAGGTTTCAAAAAAGTATCTTCATTGGTATCAATATTAAACAATGAAGTAGATTTGGAAGCTTGTGCCTCTTTTGCACGTTTACGGATTTTGTCTTTGATGGATGCTTTTTTAGATTTTGGTTTTGCCATTGTGCTACTCTCCTTTTTTGGTTTTAGATTTTTTAGTTTTAAGATTGTTTGTTGCTTTTTCTTTTACAGGACTTTTTCTTTCCATTGGTTCCGCAAAGTAACCCCTGCCATGAAGTATGACAAGATTTTCAAGTGCAGCTTTACGATGTTCCATTGCAGTACATACATTAGATGCATGGTAATATTCTTCTTTAGCATCCAGATAACTTTTCAAAGCCTCTTCATAATCTTTTTGTAAAATGATTGTATTAGAAATCAAAGTTTCAGTCAGTTTTTCCAATCCAAATTCTGCTGGATTTTTTCTGATCTCTCCATCCAACTCTGCTTTGACAACTTCAATGTTATCTTTCAAAGCATCCATTTTGGTCCTTGCTTCTGCCATTTCTTCAAGAAAAGTTAACACATAATCAGAATGGTTAACCCATTCATTATCAAGGTTATACTTATCAGGTTTGAGAAGTTCATCAAGATCCGGCAATGTTTTTGTTTTCTTTCCCATTGGTAGCTTCCTTTCTTCTTTGTTGATTCATTTTTCCTTTTGATTCTTCCTCTAATTCATACTCATACAAAAGTGTTTCAATCTCTTCACAGTAATATTCCAAGGATTTAATATACAATAAAATATTAGAAAAAGTATCATCTAAATCTGCTTTGTATATTTCTAAATTAAATTCAGGTCTGGCCGGTTTCTTCATGTTAAATCCTCAATTGCTGTATAACAAGCTGAAGTTAAGCCTGCTTTTTGTGTATAAAAAAATGGTTCTTTAAAACATTCAATGATAACCGCTGCCTGTGCTGATCCACTGTTTAAAAGTACAGCATTCATGTATCCTAACACACCATACCGAATAGATTCAGGTTCAGTTTTTAATCTTTTAAGTACATCGGCTATTTTTTTCCATGATCCTTTTTTCAATAGCAACTGATAAAGTTCTTTGAGTTCTGCATCTTCTTCCTGTATTAATGATTCAATCTGTTTCAGATCAGGATTAGGAATATCAATTATCTTATCCAATGCAATCAATGCAGATCGTGTACTACCATCAGATTTTTCAACAATAGTTTCAAGAATTTTTGCAGATACTTTCTTTTTCTTCTCCTTTACGATTGTGGTTAAGAGAGTAAATAATGATCCATCACCAAGGTATTCCATTGCATATGAATAACACCGATCTTTTATAGTTGGGATAATCTTTTGTGGATCAGTAGTACAAAGAATAAAGTATGCAGATTCAGGAGGTTCTTCAAATAGTTTTAATAAAGCATTCATGGCTTCACGAGTTCCCATATGCAACTCATCAAGTGCCCATACTTTTACTTTCCCATATCGTGGAAGAAAGTTTGCAGCTTCAGATAGTTCTCTTGCTGTATCAATACCTCTTGTATCTGCAAAGTTCATTTCAACATAGTCTTTAGGATTACATTCAATATAATTAGCAATGATTCTTGCCAGTGTAGTTTTACCTGAACCTTTTGGACCATAAAATAAAAACACATGAGGTCTTTCAGTTGGATCTCTATCAAGTAAGGATTTTATGGATTTTTTTGTTTGTTCATTTTCAAGGAAGTTTTCAAAAGAGGAAGGACGGTATTCCAGATTAAGCATAATAATTTCTCCTTAGAGATTGTAATTAATTAAAACGATTCCTGCTTCTTTAAAAAGTTGAGTAGTGGCTATATTAGGATATTCTTGGTCATAAATAACAGAAGTGATACCACATTGAATTATCAATTTTGCACAGGTAATGCAAGGTAAATTTGTAATATACATATCTGATCCACAAATTTTTATTCCAAACTTTGCTGCCTGTGCAATGGCATTTTCTTCAGAGTGAACAGCCCAACATTTGTGTAATTGATCACCTGAAGGAATGTTTTGTTGTTCTCTCCAACAACCCCCACGATCTATACAATGTTTTATTTTATTAGGTGCACCATTGTATCCGGTAGCAAGCACTCTTTTCTGTTTTACTATGACACATCCTACCTGTCTTCGTAAACAAGTTGATCGAGTTGCAACTAATTTTGCCATATCCATAAAATATGTATCCCAAGTAGGACGTGTGGTTGGTTTGTCTTTTGTCAAAGTTATTTCATATCCAGGTTTTGTTATTGATGAATCTAATTTTGGAAACAGTTTATCCTTTGATAATATTATTTCATATCCAGATTTTGTTTTATATTTTATAGTTGTTTCATTTGATGGAGTAAGATCATAGTTTTTTTCTTGTAGTTGTTTAAAAACAGGATCACATGGTTTATGACATGCATCACAAACATAATACCATGTTCCATCTTTTACACTATCACCTTCAATATGAACAAAAGCTTCACAGCATTTTGAACTTACATTGTCATTTGGCACTTTAGAGGTTCCTTTCTATATGTTTCAATTAATTTTTTTGTATACCATGAACCATCAACATCAGTAGCCTCTATTTCAATTTCAATAGGAGTAATGATAAAAGGAAATTGATCAATAAGATCGTCTACCATAATCTTTTTTGTAATGGATATTATATGATCAAATTCATCTTTTGGAACATCTTTGACCATTGAATCATGTGTTTCTCCTATAAGTATTGTTTTGAGTTTGTTTTCTCGGATATATCTGGCTAATTTTGTGTATGCCCATAATAGACAATGAAATGCTGTGGACTGTATTTGGTAGTTTAAACTATTATTACGATCCATACTACCGGAAAATTTAAAACCAAAGAAAGATTCCAGATATCCTTGATTTAAGTACAAATTCCAAGTGTCTTTTTTCCATTGAGTATAAACTTTAAATCTTTCATTCCAGAAATAATCTTCAACTTCCTGTATATGAGATTCAAATTGTTTATAAGTTTTGATCCCATGTTTTTTCAAATGATCTTTGATTAAAACATCTTTAGTAGTGACAAGTTTATATTTTTCAATATCTTCCCACAGATGAGTTGCACAATTTACATAATAATCACCATAAAATTCAGGAAATACAAAACTATTCTTACCACATTTTCTTGCATCTTTATGAACTTCATCCGGTTCCAGTTTAAAACAATCCATTGTAGCATCTCTATGCATATCAGATGCAGGATTCCAAAGATAATCAAGCAATTTTGGATCATGTGTGTACCAAGCAGCACCATGAACTTCAATAGTACTATAATCTGAATCAAGAAATCTGTTTCCAGGTCTTGGAATGATTCCATTTTTTACAATGAAAACTGCTGTTTGATCTCTTGCACTCAAATTCTGCCATGATGGACGGTTAACACTGCTTCTCCATGATACAGGAGAAAAACCAATCATAGGATGGATATAATTATCAACCTCTTCTCTTAACATTTGTCCTAAATATGTACTGTTAAGTTTAAGAATTTTTCTAAGGTCTACTAAATCTTTTACAAAAGGAGTTTTTATTTTTTCAAGTGCTGCCTGATCAACAGAATCTTTACCTGTCTTAGTTTTAGCAACACTTTTATATTTAAACATGTTAAACAATACATCCCCTACTTGTTGTGATGATTCAAAATTTAGTTTGTTGCCATACTTTTTACTCCATGCAATCCCTTCTTTTGATTGTAATATTTTATTTTTCTTATTAGTAGCCTGTATAATTAATGCTTTTCTTTGTACTTCATAATGCTGTTTATCAACATGAAAACCAGCAATTTCTGTATCAGATAAAGCAGGTAAACTTGAATGAATATGATTATATGATTTACGAAAACTTTTATCTTTTAAAATAATTTCTCTTTGGGTTAAAGATAATCTGCATTCCCAAATTGTATCCATTCCATTGTATGTTAACAGTTCAAACTCAGGAATCTTATGAATCTGATTAAAATCATTGGATGTAGGTGCTTCAAGATACTTACTGACCTTCACTGAATAATCAGGAATTCCAAAATTAACATAAGTTTGAAACTTCAAACCTGTTTGAGTTTGGTTATTTAACAGATGGGTTGCGATCATACTATCCCATACCCATTTTTTTCCGGCAGTTCCTAATATAACTTTGGACCACATCCTCTCAAACTTCAAATTCTGTGCTCTTAATCCAACATCTGAGGCATTTAAAATTCTGCGTATACTTTTACGCATCTTTTCAGTTACTTTAAAAACATGGGCCTGATAGGGATCAACAGAGATGGACATGGAAACTATTTTATGTCCTTTTCTGTGTGGTTTTAATCCTGTTGTTTCATAGTCAATGGATATGGTTTGTTTTTGTATTGAATCCATAAAATCAATTGCTTCAGATTCACCAAGTATATTGATCTTATAATTTCTTTTTGTAAAATCATGGAAAGGTTCATCATGTTCTAAAGCTTGCTGAAGATGTTCCTGAAATATAGTTTCATATCTTCCTTTACCTTCCTGCCATAAAATATATTCGGGATGATAAATTGGATATACCCATGCGCCTGTTTTTTCATCAGGGATTTTATACCCGATCCAATCTTTAACCCCACCAATATCTTCAGGTACTCTATCTAAAGCAAAGGATTCTATTGCAGTTTTTCCAAACAGTAAAATCTTTTTAGGTTTGAGTTTATCAATAGCACTCATAAGAAATGAACGACAATACTTTATCTGTGCTTTAGTTGGTGCTTTTAAATTTTTAGTTTTACATGCAACTGCATTGATGCTCCAACAATCAGAATCAACATCAAGATCTAAATCATAACAATGATTTCTTAGTACAGTTCCTGCTGATCCTAACCAATGTTCTCCTCTTCGATCTTCAGTATCATTTGTAAATTCTCCTACCAACAATATTTTTTTATGTCCATCTCCTGAGTATTTCATCTTTGGAGATTGACAATCTTTATAAAGTTTACATACCTCACATTCACCAACAGGTGTTGTTTCAAATAATGGGTTCATGATCATCTGTATATAATTTGAGTAGTAGTTGAATATCTCTAAACTTTTCCAAAACATGCATCATCAGTTTTGTTTCATCTTCTTTAAAATTATATAACAATTCATGTTGATCGATTGGCAAAATACTTTTTAAATAATCAATAGTATGAGGGTTTTGTGATACATCGAATGCTTGTTTCATATCATCAACATCAATAGATTTTATCATTTGCAATATCAAACTTATACGTTTGCCAAACAAGGCAAGATTTGTCATTGCAATTTGTATTTGTTTTTGTTTTTTATTCATAAATTATCTCTCTGTATTGCAATTATACGTTTATGGTTATCACCATGCATAAATACACAGTTATCTTTTATTTTTATATTAGATACTTCTGTTAATGCATTGGTTAAATAATCAGGACAAGTAAAGAACACATCCTCTTTCAACTTATGTGGAACTTTTACAATTTCCATTGCTGTTCCTACATCAGATACCCCGGAGAATACAAACTTACCGGGAGAGATCTGAACTTTAACCATTTTATTTTGTGTATTGTCTGCCTTGTGTGCCATCAGACTGACACGTTGAATGGCCTTGATTAAAACATCTGTATCTTCAATTTGATATGTTCCTAAAGTATTTTCTTTTGAAAATAGATTGGAAACAGAATCAGTATATGTAGATTTACTTGATAAAAGAATAGATAAAATTACATTATTATTGGTTAAAAGTCTTAGATCATTTTTTGTAAAATTATAATGTGTGATGTAAAACTTTAAAACAGTTGCAAGTAATTTACCAGAAACTAATGCCTCTTTGACATCTGTTTTATTCTCATAATAAAACAATTGGAATTTATCTGATGCTTCAATGAATTTGTCAGTGATATGGACCAAGGAAATAGAAGAATCCATAAGATTTTTAACATTGGATGTGATTGCTGCACATTTAGTCAGTGCATTTATTAATTGATCAGTTGCTTCTGTCCAATTATTGGCAAATACTTTAGGATCTGCTTCATAATTGGTATAGTTGATAAGTGTTTTAAATTTACCAGATACTACTTTGAGTTTAGATTCTTGAAAATCCAGAGTAATTTCATCAGTGGTACAGTTAGATACTACATCCTTTAATCTTTTTGCATTAACAGAACATGAACCATCATAATCAAAATCAGTTTGTCCTGAGATAAGGACATTGGATGTATGTATTTTTCCATCATTAAAAATAAAACAATCAGAATTTCCAATCCGATCTTTATCAGTGGCAATGAAAAGTTCTGATAGTTTAGATAAAAAATCCTTACGATCTATTTTCATAAATAATTTTCCTTTCCGGTGAAAGTGTTGGTGGGGTGTCAATTTTCTTTATTCGTCGAAAAAAAATTCTTTCGACGAAAAGATCAGGGGATCGTCAGGATTGTTGTTTCTTTGGGATCATAAACAAGTGCAGGACTTCCAAAATAAGTAACTGCCTGATATACATACTTTGCCCTGAAGGGAAGCATTCCATCTTCAAGGCAAATCTTATGAAGAAGAAAATCCGCATGTGGTTTCCAATCTTTGGATAACAGATTTAAACGTATTAGTTGATATAAAGCATCATGTACTAAAGATCCTCGCATAAAAGATTTAGTGTTAATGGTAGGACCAGATGGACCATCCCATGCATAATACTTTTTAATATGCAAATGTCCTTTAGTTGTCAGTAAAATAAAATCTGTTTTTGCATAGGCATCTTTAATAATTCTGGTATCATAAACAAAATTTTCTATGATTTGATACTTATAATTTCTAAGTTTTCGGTATTGCATCACATATGGATTTTCTTCAACAGGGATATTCATTTATTTTCCTCCATAAATTTAACATAAAAATCTGAAATTTCTTTTAAACAATTAAGACATACTCCTATTGTAGTTTCTTTACTTATAATTTTAACTTTTAATCCTGGATTATCACAATAATCACATAAAAAGAAATCACGAGTATCTGGATATATTTGAAATTCAAGAGTTTTTTTAACCTGTTGCACTTGTTTTTGTTTACTCATTACTTCTTTTCCTTTTGTGGTACAAAATATGAAGTTCGATATTTTAAATCGTCCAACATTTCAAATAATTTATCAATTCTATTTTCCATTTTTATTACATGATCAATTGTATATTCTAATTTATTATCTAATCGATCAATTTCCCATTTTAATTCAACTAAGTTCATCAATCACCTTCCTTTATCTTTTGATGTGTTTTAATATAATTGTCCACTTCTTGTATCAATTCATTATTAGCATCAGGTAATGGACACCATACAGGAGGAGCATCATTTTCATATACAGGTTTATCCATAATTCTACACATTAATTGATCGTGTATATAACATCTTTCAGAACAATCCCCACAATAATATATAATGTCAATTTTTCCCATTAATCACCTTCCTTTAAATAAAGAAATGCTTCGTCATATGCTTGTTCATATCCTTTGCCTATTTTCTTATACAAATCTTTTTGCATTTCCTTTGTTAATTTTTTGTAGCAATTAAAACAAAAAGAAAAACCAGATTTTTTTGTTTGTCCACAAAAACATTCTTCACTCTTTAATTCTTCAATATAAAAAGCCCATTCATTCATTTCTTTTTCTCCTCTGTTTTAGGTGTGATAAAACTAAAGATCCAAGGTTGTCCAAGTGTTAAGCATTGCAATGTTGTTATAGTATCTTTGGTAATAAACTCGGCATCCCTTTGAGCCAAACAACTGTATCGCATGATTTGATTTCGTTTGTCATCATCAGTTTGGTTCAGACCATACATAGCAGTCACATATCCTTTCTTTCTTTTATCTTCAGACTGATCTTCACCATCTAATGTTTCTTTGTTGTATGCACCACGATTCGCCTGTGTTGCTGTGATGATAGCAATGTTGCGATCTATTGACATGGCTCTTGTTTTGCCCCATAACTTTGCATTTTTGTGTCTAAATTCTCTGAGTCCATCACTTGATTCAAAGTTTAAATCATCCATATAATCAATGAGAAGTACATCAGGAATAAAACCTGTCCTGTCTGTGTCTTCATCCAACATATCTTTGATATCTTCAATTGTTTTGGACCATTGACCAAACACATATGTTCTCAGGTTGTTATGCCAATTGCCATTTCTCATTCTCTTGGCAAAAAACTTTGAGTCTTCTTTAAAATTTGATAATGGTTTTGCAATGATTTCTTTATACCAAAAGGCAGGCGTACATTTTTCACACCACTTTTCACATGGTTTGTATCTGTCTTTATACTTATAAAAATCTGATACTGATACAGTGATTTTATTTTTCATCTTACCACAATTACCTGTTTGATTTTTCAAACAATCTTTAACAGGATATCGTGTAGGTTTGTTAAAGTATTTTGGATTATATGCTTTCTTGAAACAACAGGCATACAATCTTTGTCTAAGTTGCTGATCACTTGCATCACCAACTGATACGAATGATACCTTCAATCTGTTTAACAATGCCTGTTTGGTTAACCCAATTAAATTCGAAGTTTTTCCAACTTTTTCAATTCCTAATAAACTAATAAAAGATCCTCTTGTAATATTTCCTATGAAATCTCCTAATGCTCCCGGTAATCTGAACAGCACCTGTGCAGGATCATGGATCATTTCAACTGTTTTATTAAATGCTTCTTCATTTAATGGAGAAGATATAATGATACTTTGATCAGTTTGATTGACAGTTCTAAGTTCTTCCTTTATTGCTTTGATTGCTTCATCAGGTCTTTTTTCCTTTAACAATGCCTGTGCATTGAACAGGGAATTGTAAAGTTGTCTTGACAACAAATACTCTCTTGCTGTCTTTAACATATACTCTGGATCAAGATTACTTTCTTTATTTGGATCTTCCAATGCATCAATGACAATTTCATGTAGTTCATTAAATCTTTTGAATTGCAACTTTTTATCATTGATGATGTCTTTTATATGTCCTTGTGGAACTTTTTTGTTTTCTTCATAAAACTTTACAATCCATGCAGCAATATCTTTAACTTCTGGTATGCTGAATTGTTTTGGATTGAGTTCTTTGTGGATATCTTGTGTAAATAATTTGGAATAGTTTAGAAAAGATAAGATTCTTAATTCGATTTCTCTGTCACTGTCAGTTACTTCTTCATCATCTATAATTCCTATCAGTTGTGACATGGGGTTATATTCCTTACGTTAAATTATTCAATGCTATAACGCCTGTTTCTTTAAACTGTTTTATTAATTGTTCTCCAATAGCAGGATGGCAATATATACATCCATTGATATTATCAAACACAACTTTTTCACTTGGTTTAGTTATGGTATATTTTTTCTTAAACTTTTTAACCCATCGTTTATTATTTTTTTTCTTTGGAAATTTTGTTTGAATGGTATTAGTTAGATAAGAACTGTATAAAATTTTAAATGGATATGTTGGAAAAGGATATTTAGTAGGTGTACGAGTATAAGATTTCATAAGTCTTTCCATTTGTTTTATTTTTTCATGTGTTAAATCCATTAGACTTCCTTTCCTAATGCTATTTCTGCTTCTTTATATCCATACAGAAAATCTTCATCTTCAAAGATCACATTAATATTTTGTCCTTCTGTTTTTGAGAAGCAATTGGAAAATAATTCCTTTATCCGGTTTCTTCTTTTAGTTGTCAGTTGCCCTTGATACTCTAAAGTATTAATAATGCCAGTCGAATTTGTAATATAAATTTTCATATGGATAATTCCTTTTGTTTTTTTATTTGAAAAATTTGTTTATTCAATTCATTTATCAACCGTCCATTTTCCAACAATTCTTCAAAACCTTTTAGATCAAAGGTACTGTATCTTTGATTTTTTACTTTTCCATGTATTTTTGTCGTGGCTTTATAATAATAATATCGCCGATTATTTAATTGATTTTTAGTTTCAATTTTAAGCTGTTTTTTTAATTCATTATTTCTTTGTTGTAATTTTTCTATGAGTTGCAATATACTTTGACGATCTAAAAGAACACTTTCACTACAACCAGATTGGGAAGTTATTACATTCGTAATTTTATTTATTGGAGTACAAATATAAATATCTTCAATATTATTCATATGAATCAATCCTCATAGTTAAAAAAGTCATCAAATATTTCTCTTTTTTCCATGATTATTTGTGCTTGGTGATAGGCATATCTTGCACATTGTCCTGTAATCTCACAGTGTATTTCATCTTGAATATTTTCTGGATCATCATCAGGTTGATATTCAAAGTGTGCTCGTTCATGTGCAATCAAATTGATAATATCTTCCATTGTTGCTTCTTTTCCAATCCAAATATGGATGCCCGTGTTATCATCTTGACACCCATAACACCCCATTAGCCTTATTTTTTCCAGATATTCATTAAAAGTATATTCTTTTTCATTTCCATTATCATCTACTCCACCCATCATGCCTTGTTACAATTCTTTAATAGATGTTCCCCACATAAACTCAATCAATTTTTCAAGTGTTGTATAATAATGCATTTGAATCTGGTCATTTTGTTGCATAACCTCTTGTATTGAACTTGTTTTCATGTTGACGGTTCCTTTGTTTTATTGTATATAAAAAATACCAACGCCCCTGTTGGCCCTTTTATTTTCCTTTTCTCATTGGTCCATGCCCCTTCTACCGGCTATAGAAGGGGCATATCTTTTTAATCAAAATTTTTGTATTCATTCCCGTGATGTGTTTCTTTGAATATATTTACAAATGCATCAGGGAATTTATGATCATGCCAGTACTGCGGTTTACCACATTGATTGCATTTCGAATGAGGATTTAATTTATCTTCATACTGATAAATGCATCCTTTACATGGGGATTCCCAACCATAATACACATCATTATTAATTGTTCTTTGGATTGAATTAGAAGATTTTGCTTCTACTGTTAATTTAATTCCATATTTTCTTGCAATACTTGTAACACTCGCACCCCTAACTCCAAGTACTCTGGCTAAATCATTAAATGATTCATAGTCAGGGATCATATCCCGAATCATATGTTCAGCAGAATAATACCCTTTATCGAGTGCATGATCGTTTAATGTTTTAACTTTTTTCGAAAGTCCTTCAGTTTTAAATTTTAATTTAAGGGTAGATAATGCTATGGATGGGAATTCCTTTCGTTGTAACTGTGACAAGTTTTTATATTTTTCTCGTAAAGCTAACAGCATTTCTTTTTCAGTTTTAAATCCTTTATCTTTAGTGATTTGTTTCCAGTTGTGTATGTATGACATTTGAAACCCTTTCCTTTTTCAAATCATATACATCCTGTACCAATTCAAAAGATAATTCAAAATCGGAGGGTTTATGTCCTTTTACAATTTGATCAATTGCATTTACAACTAATGATAAAATGCATATTTGTTTTTCAGATGAATTGGTACACGGATTTTCCTGAGTAATTATGATGTTATATTCTTTTTGTTGTTTAAGATAAAAACCAAATAGGAAAAATATTAAAATGATGAAGATGTAAATAAGTAATAAATCTTTAATATGGTAATTTTGTGGCATGTGCCATAGTCCTTCCCTTTTCCTTTTCTTTTATTTATGTCCAATATTTAACAAAACAATCATCAAACCTGCATTCTCTATTGGTAATAGAACATGTATTAGAACACTGCCTTGCCGGGCAATTAAGTTTATCCTTTTGAAATCTTTCCATGTAAAAATCATGCCACATAAAAGCTTTTTCTTTTTTTTGTTTTTCAAGGACTTCATACATGTTCTGTGTCATTGATTAATTCTCCGTTTAAAATTTCTGTGATTTTGTTTATAAGTTTTTTGGATTTGACTTCATACAAACGGGTATTGGTTTGTTTAAATGCTTTAACATCATATACATATGCGGGATTGTAAAAATCAGGACGTTTTACTCTTTGTGCTTCATTACCTGTAGCAGATTGGATTTGATAATCGACAAGATAATCCCTACCATTAACTTCCACCATTATAGTAGGCATAATAATCCTCCTTTCAGTTAAAATGTTTTTAACCAACATAATTTATGTCTAGGCCAATACCCTGGTTCAATTACTTGATCAGCCCAATCATAAAGATCTTCCCAAATAGCATTAAAATCTCCTTCGTATACTGAATCTTCTTCCAATAATCCTTTAAACTTTTCCATAACATATTCAAGTGTAATATCATTTTGGATATTAAGTTCCTGAACTTTTGTAATAAGAATAGAAATAAACTCTTTAATAGGTAATTCATTTTTCTTAGTCTTCTGCCATTCCTCTTTGACATCGAGGATATACTTCCATTCAGCCATATAGTTACACTCCTTTTTGATATGTATTTATTATTGTGGGGATACTGGAAACTCTGTGAATTGATCAAAAAACTGATCGGTGTGGACAGGACTAAAATTTTTATACAGATAAGTAAACTTTTTTTCACACTCAATACATTCCTTGCAGTTCTTAGACTTGAACTCATTCTTACAACCAATACAAGGATGCTGCTTCATATCAAAAGTCCTCTTAACTTTTATTGGTCCTTAATTTTGCAAGTTCTTCCACAAAGGAGTACAAATGCATTCCTTTACTTGAATAAATCATTTCACCAACTTCAATACCAATCTCATCAGCAAGATACTTTTGTAATATTGCAAGTGCTGCAAGATTAGCAGGAGTACCCGAAAATAGATCATTTGACCTCCATACAGAAAAGATATGCAATTTTCCTTCCATAACTCTAAGATCACAGGTTAAAAGACAGGGGGGATCAGGTAACAGATAATCATCAGGTTCAGTAATTCTTAATACTGCTTGGTTTGTATTGGGAGTTTGTTTAAGAAGATTAATCATTGGTTGAAATTGTTTATATAAACGGGACCCATACGAATATTCTTCATTGGGTCCTATCATATCTGTCATAATATAGGGCATATATTGATAAAGATAAGTTAAAGTAACAGGATCAGGTATGTTTAAATGAGCAGGCATTTTTGGAAGCATCTGATTCCAGTCATTATTATAAGGATTTTTGATATGACCTGTAATATAGTCAAACTCAATTCTTGTTTCTCCTACATAGGACCCTTGTTCAATCACATAACGTCTGCCTTTGTCAAGAATTTCGTACACACATTGAAACCAAAAATCTTGTAAATCTACTGCTTCAATAAATACAGGTTTCATAATTATTCTCCTTTGATAATATGTTGTTGCCACCAGTTGACCCATTGTAAACAATAGTCTTTATACAAATGTAAGGCTTTATTTTTTAATAAAACATTTTGTTCATAAGTATCTGTCCAAACAATTGTATCCCAACCTTTATCCGATTCAGGAGTGAATATATAAAGTTTTGTTCCTCTTATTGGTGCTTCTTCAATGGGTCTTGGTAGTTTTATTGGTTGAATATTTACACTTGGTTCCATTCGTTTATATTTTAAATTAGATGCCCATACAGGGTGTTCCTGACATTGAATCCATTGATGTAAATCATCATCATAGAAATAATAAAATAACCAGGGTTTCGTTGTTCTATGTTTGGCATCAATACCATATTGATAAATCAAATCAGCATGAGGACATTTTTCATTTTCTTCCATCAGTATTTTCCTTTCCTTTAATTTTCCAAGTATGACCCATATACCCATTAAAAGTAATCCATTTAGAATTATTCTTAACTGAACCTGAAACACCCCCATATCTAACATCAAATCCACATGAAAAATCTTTTCCAACTACAGTAAAAAAAGCAGAGTCTTTTCCATTAGGTTCTAATGTAATATCGGTAATAATTGTTTCTTCATATCCATGTTCATAACTATTATCATACTCACCTAAAATCCCTCCAATAAATTGATCTTTATTTTTAATAAAAGTTCCCCACATAGGATAAAACGTTCCATTAACTTCCATTATTATCTTCCTTTCATTTTTTGATAAGCCCTTCTTCGGTCATCAGCAATAACCTGTCCAGTAGGTTTTTTATAATACTTACGAAACTTGGATGAAAAATCCTCACCATAAATTTCTTTACGAATTTTTGCAGCTTTACATTTTCTCATTATTTTAATCCTTCATTGTATCGATTAATTAAAGTTTCAAGTTCTTGTAACCATTCATCTTTAATTCTATAGTTAGCTTGTATATACTTTAAAATAGTTTCCATCACATGAATGATATCTCTTAAATCATGTAGTTTATTTAAATAGTCCTTTACTAAATTTGTTTCTTGAGTAGTCATATTATTCTCCTATTTTTTCTTTATGTTCTTGCCATTTTCTAAATATTATTTCTAAAATAAATAAATAATCAGCAGCACTTTTTATATTATTATATTCTTCTCCTTGTAATATAAACCGCTCACTAAAAGTAAAGTTTAAAGGGAGCAGTTCATTTAAATTCAGTTCACCTTCAAATTTTATTTGTTCTGTCAGATTATCTTTTTCTATTTTAAATTCCATAAATTATCCTAATATCCAAAATGCAAATCGTTCTCCTATTGACCAACCAAACCCGACAATAAATGATAAAGGTATTAAAATAACCATTATTCCTATAACTCTGCCCCACATTGGAATTTCATTATTATTCATTTAACCTCCAGTTTCTTTTCCAAAATTTGTATTCGTTTCCGTAATCCCTGTAAGAAAGGATGATTAGATTTACCTAATCTTTTTTCCAACCGACCTAAATTTTTCTTTAGTTTGTACAGATCCACTTTGATAACTATTTTCTTTTCATCTTTTTTAAAACCACATTCAGCCGCAGACCATTCTGAATCTGAAATCTCATCTCCATTATATTTCATTTTAATTACCAATCCCCTTTATACATAGTGACCATAGTGCCAAACTCTTCTTCAAAAACTTGAACAAGGTGGTTATAATCACCTGATTGCATACGTTTAGAAACATCTTCATAATCTTTATTCAATGTTTTACATAATTGTCTTGCAATACCTAATAAATTGTATGCATTTCCTTGTGGTCCATCTAAATCAATTTCAAGATGTTTCGGTGCTTTCTTTTTAATAATCATGATTTCTCCTTTAATCCTTTAGCATTTTTGAAACCTGTATTTTAATTACCATGTCATCTTCCTTTCATTTTTTTAACAGGTTTGTTAATAGGGTATATAATGAATATCGAATCACATAATCTTCTAAAGGTTCATATTCTTGTGTTTGTCCATGAACAGGATTTTGCATGACATCCCTTAACCATTCTGCTTCTCTTTCTTCTAAAACTAATGAAATTGTTGGTATTTTTCTTCCTTTTGCCATATTATTTTCCTTTCATTGTAATATAGTTGTCATTAAATCTGCGTTCATATTCTACAAAAGTTTTCCAAGTTCCCTTACCTCCCACTTTCAGATATGCCATGTTAAATTCAGGATCAGGATTCTTTGATATATACCGAAGAAAATCAAAATATCCAATCACTTCTTGATATCCATTGAGTTTATGAAGTTGAGATCTGTTTTTTAATGGTGGATCTGCTATAGATTCCGGTATGGGTCTTGCTACTTTGGTATAGATATCATAGATGATTTGATACAGTTCTTCTTCCATATCTTCTGTCCAAGGAGTTTTTTCATACTGACCTAACAACAAATTGATTGCAGATTTTCCATTTGAAATAAATAAATTCAGTTTATTTTCAGCAGCTTCAATAAAATCTTCTACATAATTTACTTCCTGTGCTTCCAGATAATCTGCTTTTGTTCCATTTTCTTTCCAGTATTGAATGCATTCATTTCTTCTTAACATTTCAATATCAATGATTAGGTTTTTTAATACATGATAAAGGGATAATCCTGACATGATTTTCATTACATAAAGTAAGTAAGAAGTTTGAGTAATAGAATTGTATAGAAAACTCTCAAAGGTTAATGATTTCAATACTCTATGTTTAGGTTTTTTGACTAACTGATTTGCTTCTTTAATTGCTTTTTCAATATAAACAACAGGTATTGGTTGTTTGAGAAGATCATTTGTAACTCCATGTTCTTCTATCCATGACATATCCAATTTCTTTTTTACAAATCCAACAGTTGTTATCTGTTTAAGTAACACATAAATACTTTTAAATATTTTAGTAGTTGAATTGAATCTAAATCCTTTAAGATTATTTTGTTCATTCCATAACTTCATTAATTGCAGGATTGGTTCATCATCATTTTCTTTTTTTCCGTGTAATTCTTGTAAATGTGGGCTTTTTCTTTTCATAGTTTTTTTCCAGTTCCCTAATTTCTTTAAGATTTCCTAAACAATCTTCACAAAGAACAATTAAATCTTCCATA